TGTCTTGTTTTAAACCCGGAGATAAGGTTACTGGTGATCATTTAGGTAAAAAAGTAGAATATCCTAAATTATCTAATGGAGATTTAGACTTTGATAACGGTAAATTCGAACCAGATTTTACAATTAGAGATATGACACATGCAAAGCAAGTTGCAACTACTTTTGCAGACAATGTATCCTGATTATTCATGTTCGTATTTAGCTATATCATATCCTCTTTCATAACCCTCACTATCACCATCATTAAAACCATTATCATAACCCTCGCGTTTGCCATCATCAAAACCATTATCATATCCTAATTGTTCACCCTCATTATGTCCTTGTCTATGACCTTTACTTTCGCCATCAGCATATCCATCAATATAACTTCTTTCTAGTTCATCATCTATTCCCATTCTTGCATCGTTAAGTCCTTCATCTCTTCCAGTATCATATCCCTCATCATAAGCAATATTTCTAGCTTCATCAAGAGTATCCTCATCATAACCATTATCTTTTAAAGCTTCTTTATAACCATTTGAATCGCCATCATCCATACCCAGATAGTAAACAAAATCCAAGAGTTCTAATAGATTGTCATAATGATTTTGAGTTGGTGCAATTCTTTCTAGATTACTTTTTAATTTATCGTAATCAATATTTTTTTTCTTTTTTAATTCTTCCATTATCATATCTATTCCAATCATTTTTTTATTCCTTTTAACCAATGTACCAAATATTTTTTATGTTCCATTTTATGATAATTGCCATATTTTGCTATTCTAGTTTTTGGTCTATACATATCCAAGAAATCAACTACATCAGCTTTAAACTTTTTTGGTTTTGCAGCGGCTATTGCTTTTATAAATACTTCTGGATGGATTACAGCAGATCCCATACATATATAGTGAAATGGTTTCTTAAATCTTTTAATCAAATCTTCAAAATTTTGAAATGTGTTAGAAGCTAACATTTCCCATTCCTCTATCTCACCATACATCTGCCAGAAATCACATGCATATCCTGTAAATAGTAAAACTGGAATTTTCTTATCATCACATATTCTTGTAACAGAATTACTTGGAGCATTACCACCAGCTACCCAATCCCATACTAAATTACTTGCACTTTCTAGACAAGAATAATCCTTCATTAACTCATCAATAGGATATGAATGAGAATCTAATTTTTCAGTTACTCTTTGGAAATCATGAAAAACAGATCCACCATTATGTATAAGTATTTCTACTTCATCACGTTCTATAATTTCTCTTAATTCATCATGAGCTGTTTTTATTACAGCACCACCAATTGCTAAAATCTTTTTTGACATATTACTCCTTTAGAAAAATAAATTTATTTTCTTTTTCGTATCTTCTCTTAGTAGATTTTCTTTATTCATTGGTTCTAAAAGTGTACTAATTTTTTTCAGAAAGAACTTCTCAATCATCTTATTAGTATCAAAACTTACAACTTTATTAAACTCTTTAGGCCATGTAGTAAATGTTATAGAATCAATATTGAATTGATTTTTTCTTACATAAACTACTCTACATTTTGTTCCCTCATGTATATCTTCATATTTATCTTCCAACTTTAATTCTTTCAATAATATTTTGTAGTTATGGACACCTTTTATATGCCAAGGTGTTCCTTTTATTGGTGAGCCTGTACTCAAATATTTTTGTATATTGTTTATACCTATATTGGCAGATAAATCTTCTGGCTCAAGTTTTTTAAGTTGTTTCTTATATGTTTGAATCTGATCACTTATTTTTTCATCTGGATGAAGTTTCAAAATCATTTCCATAATATGTTTTAACATTGGTCTTACAGCTTGAGCCGTATCTGATCTAACAATTTCAAGACCTGTTACAGAAATTTTGTCAACAGGTGTTCCTTCATCATTAATAACCCAGTAAGCATACTTTTTCTTTTTGATAAACAGAGCAGACTTTGCAATTATTTCTTGTTTAAAACCAATCTTAAAATCTTTGACTTGAGAATTATAATCACCTTTTTGGGTTTCAGTAAATATTCTTTTATTGAGATCATCTTCCATTGTTCTAGATATTTTTTGAACAATTTCTATTTTTAACTCATCAGCCATATTCAACCATTTAGATTTATCTTTAATGTTATCTAGTATAAAATTCTCTATATTGATATAACATGAATCTGTGTCGCCGTAAATAACTCTATCAGTTTGCATTTTCTATCTCCGTTAATATATTTTTTAAATCATTATTTGGATTATTTAATAATTCATTTATAAAACGTTCACCTGATTTGATAGTATTTCTACCACATGATGTTATAGCTTCTGCAATGTTTGTATTAAAAAATCTTGAATATGGCACGGCTAAAGCACCAAATACTGCATTGAGCCAAATTTTGAGAGCCCATTGATATGAGAATAACTCTTGTGCTCGTTCCAATACACCATCTTTTTCTTTACCCTCATGCATTTGTGATGCTTGTAATCTTAATTTACTCATTAGATCTTTAATTTCTTTTCTTTTAAAGAATACATTTCGTTCTACTTCTGCAATAACACCTTTTTTTGATGTGGAGAATATTGAACCACAAGGTGCAATTGCAACTAGACCTCGTTTCAATACTTTGTTAAAGTTCCTCAATTTCTTTCCTTCCATTTTTATAATACCTGTATTTTCTTTAAACATATCAAATGACATAAATTCTCTATTTTTTACACAGTTGATAACATAACTTTCTTTTAAGCCCATAATTCTACCAATATATGTTTCAACTGACATATTCAAAGTTATGATATGTGATGGATAAGAAGATGTAATATCTACAGAAGTTACCCAGTTGTGCATTCCTTTTTGTGGTTCTTTTACATATGCAGCTTCAAATGTCTCTTGAGTTCCACCCATAAAAATAGGAGCACACAAGTTATTTCTCCTAAAATATGTCAACATTGCACCTTCAATCAATTGAGTCATTACATTATAATATTTCATTGGTGTTTTAGTTAGTAATGATAGTGCTTGAATAAGTTTTACATATCCAAGTTTGTCTTCTAGTTGATCTACTCGTTCACAATCTATTACATTATAATCAACATATAAATTCCAATTTCTTTCATATAAATCATAAAGACTATCATAATCAGAATAATCCAATTTACCTTTACCTAGTTCTACTTCTGAAACATATCCTAATGTATAGTTTTCTAGTTTGTTAGGAGAATACCATTTATATACACTAAAATAATCAAGAATACAAACACCAGCAATATCAATATTAATTTCATCACTATTCTTTTGTTTCCATGTTTTCACAATTTTTATTGGTGACATAAGAGGATGTGGACTTGTTTTGAATAATATTTTTGATCTATTTATTATATACGGTAAATCAAATCCCCAAATATTCCAACCACTCAAAACATCACAAGGATGTTTATGCATATATAGAAAGAATTTTTTTAATATATCTCTCTCGTCTTTACATTTAACATAATCAATACTTTTCATTTTTCCAGTATATTCTTTTGCACCAAATGATTTTGTTCTTTTTGTTTTATTATTTGTATAAGAAATAATTGTAATTGGATCTATTGCTTTTTTGGCATCAGGAAATCCTTTATTAGCAAGAACTTCTATATCAATTGAATACATTGTTAATGTTGGAACTTTTACTTCATCATCTGGAATCTCATAATATCGTTCAGATAAAAATTGAATTTCTGGTCTTACTTTATTTTCATAACAAAAATTATTCGATTGATAATCATAATAATCTTGATATGTATGGAAATCTTTTTTCATAACAGGATTGCCATCAATTGTTTGTGCATTTACTCGTTCACCAACTGATTTTACAAAAACATATGGAACCCATTGAAGTTTATCATATAAATCTTCACTATTTATTTGTTCCCATATATGTATTGTAGATTGTCGTGAATCATAAAAAGAATTCTTAAACATTTAATAATCTTCCCCCATTTTTCTAAATTCATTGATTGATTTATTTAGTAACTTTATTCCATCTTTGTTGTATGTGCAATAGCTTGGATGAATACTTGAAACATATTCAATATCAAATTCTCCACAATTTTCTATATAACCATTTCTTGATAAAATTCCAGAATCATAATTACCAATTGCGCCATTTGCATAATTACCAAGTACTATCATTCTATATGGATTAACAACCTTTATATATTTTCTCCAAATTTTCTTACAAGTAAAAATTTGATCTGTATTGGGTTTTAAATTCTTTTTACCATCTGTAGGACGACATTGCACACTATTGACTATCAAAAATTCTTCTTTTCTAAAACCATATTTTGACATAACATCCCATAGTGTTCTACCTGCTTTTCCTATGAATGGTTCATTGTTTTCAACTTCTTCTCTACCTGGTGCCTCACCTATTATAACATATTTTGATAGAGATGTCCAATATGGAGTAACATAACCACCACTATGTAATTTACATCTCTTACATTTTAGTATTTGTTCATCAAGAAGTTCAAGCATTCTAATTTGTTTGTTATCTAACATTTTATACTCCAGTCGATCCGAATCCAGCACTTCCACGCTCTGTTGGTATTAGTTCTTCAACTTCAATAATTTCTGGTATTATAATTGGCGATATAACTCCTTGTGCAATTCTATCACCAGTTTTTATTACAAAAATGTTATATTTATTGTTATTAACTATTGGTATCATTATCTCACCAATATAGGAAGTATCAATTGTTCCTATACCAATAGCAATATAATTAGGATATTTTTTTGATAAACCACTTCTTTGTCTTACTGTCATTTCATGATATTGTGGTATTTTAAATGATAATCCAGTTCTTACCATCGTTATTTGATTATAAACTATTCTATAATCTTCCACAGATGAAAAATCAAACCCCACATCACCTTTATATATATATTCTGGTATTACTGCATTTTCGTGTAACTTTTTAACATACAATTTTTCCATTATCTACTTCCCCTTCCAGTTTGTCTTCGTTGTATTTGCGCGGCTTCTCTTTCATCACCAGATACAGATCTATCCTGTATCCATTGTTCCATTTCTGTTTCATCATACATTTTTAAATTTCTAGCATCATAATATAGTTTAAACATTTCCCCAACTCTACCACCTAGACGATTTTTTACAATTTTACAACATAACTCATTTTGATATACCATATTGTCTTCATCCGTACCCATAATACACATTAGATCTGCTGTTGCTGGTAAACCTATTGACTCAGCAATATAGTTAAAATTGATTTCTTCAAAACCAACAAATGAACCTTCTCTGTTCAATTGACTTACAGAAACAACAGGAACTTCAAATTCAAATGAAAGAGCTCTCAGTTCTTCTGATATTCTTTTAACAGTAGAGTACATATTATTTTCAACTTTATATGCTGTTTTCATAAGATTTATATAGTCAGCATATATAATACCTATTTTGACACCTCTCATTAATAGTTCTCTTAAATATATTTTAAAATCTAATACAGATGCCTCACCTGTTGGAAATTGTTTTATATAAAGCTCACCTCTATCAGTATTAGTTTTTAATTCTCTTAGTCTTGTAACAAGTTCTCGTTTTTTTTCTGTCATAGTATACATTCTATTAATATCTAATAATGAGTATATACTATCAAATCTTTGAGCAAATGCTGTTTCTGACATTTCTAAGGTCATGAGTGCAACATTATGACCACGCAGAACTTGTCTTGCTGCAATGTTAGCAAGAAAATTACTTTTGAAACCATGTATTTTTGCGGCAAATATAGATAATGTAAATGGAATTAATCCACCATTTGTAAACTCATCTAGTTGTGGAAAATATGTTGGTATTCTTGTATCCACAGCATTGAATATTTCTCTAAGTCTTTTACCTAAATCACCAAAATAATTCAAACCCAAATCAACTTTTATATCTTTACTCAAAGCATCTTCAATTATTTTTTGAATTTCTCCTCTACTTTCTGGATCATCAACTTTATCAACAGAAGATACAATAGCTTTCTTTATAGCTTTTTCTTTAAGATAATCATTTGTTTGTGTCAATAGATGGTCATAGTTTCTTGTTATATCATAGTCTATCAAATCTACATCTGAAAGAGTTTCATTTGTATCATCTGTATTTTCAATTGAATTTATTATTATATCTCGTTGTGGTATATCTTTATATTCTAAAAAATGATTTATAGTAAATTCAAATATATTACCAACAGATGTATCATCAAAGTAATCTTTTTCAAAGACAGATGAAATTATTGCTAAATATTTTTTACTACTCAACATACCTTTTATTATTAATTTTTCTAAAAATTCTGAATCTAATCTTTCCTCCATTCACACTCCCCTATATTATAAAATCTTCCGCTGCAAAGAAATTTTCCGTATATATTTCAAG